TTGATATTTATTTAAAAATAGAATTATTATGGCATTTGTACCAGATTTTATAGGAAATGTTTTATGGGTAGATAGTATACATGGAAATGATAATACGGCTCAACCTGATAGACAAGAATACCCTTACTTAACAATCGCAGCAGCTTTAGCGGTAGCACCAACCACAGGTTCGACAGTGGTGGTTAGACCAGGTGTTTACCCAGAAGAAGGTTTAGTAGTTAATGGTAACGTATCTTTAATAGGTGAAGGTGGTTGGCAGGTAACAACTATTGGTCCTTCACCAGCTTCCGCTACTACAGATATTATAGAACTAAAACAAAACGCTTATGTAGAAGGTGTTAGTGTTAACGTACCACAAGGTAGTTTTAGTGGTATATTCGCTAGTAACGCTGCAGGTACAAATAGTGCATACAATGTAACTTTTTACGGTAATGGTACTACAGGTAGTACAGGTGTTGGACTTTTTAAAAGTGGTGGTGGAAAACTTATCGGTACTGGTATTAGAGTAGAAGGTGGTGGAATACAAGATTGTTTAAAAGTAGATTCAGGGGTTTTAGCGTTAGAAGGTATTCATGTACCACAATCTAGTGGTTCAATCGAAAATGTACTATTAGTTACAACTTCGGGAGGTACATTAGCAGGTAGAGCACAAATGTTAAGTTTTAACTCAGGTAACAATAACGTAACCAATGTAGTTAAAACTACTGGTGGTGTTACAGGTGTGATACCAACCGCATTAATATTTACACCAAATATATTTAACGCAACAAATGCATACACAGGTGACGGTGAGTTTGAAACTTTAAATATGTTAGGTGGTAGATTTGAGAATGTAACTTTATCGGTTAATTTGGATTTAGCTGGTACCGCACAGGAATCTACATACAGAATAAATGCAAATCACCAACCATTATATCTTTACAATAAGGAAGCTGCTGCGTTGGCAGAATTTAGTTTAACCTTTACACAACAATCAACAGATATTTTTGATTCAAGTTTTAATGTTTTTGGTGCAGATCAAATGTCGGTTGGGTTTGCTGAAAGGGGTACTTCACTTTCCGTAGGTAGAGGATCACCTTATACTACAGGTATGGTTGTTTTAACTACAGATAGTACCGCTAGTAGTACATCAGACGGTGGTAACTTAACTGATGTAACTGATGAGGCGACTAGTAAAACAGGTAGTACATTTACTTTTCAAGGGGCTGGCGCTAACCATACAATATTAGTAGGTGTTAGGAGACAAGATTTAAATGGTGACCCATTAAAATTTTATGGTTTAGAAACATTTGTTAGCTCACAAGCGTCATCTGGTGGAACTTATGTGTTTGAATCTTGGAATGGTTCTCAATGGGTTGAAACTATGGGAATGTGTAGTAGTGTTGATAAGGGTTTTTCATATGGTACGGATTATTTTATTAGACCTAATACCGATGAATTTGTTAGAGTAGGATTAGATGAATTTATTGAATCCCCAATTGCTGATTTTGCGGTGTCCGCAGTTACATGGTCAAATAAAACTATTAATAGTGTAGACGCATATTGGTTAAGGATAAGAATTGATACGTTAGTAACAACTTTACCTAACTTCGAAAGATTTAAAATTTTAGATAGTATTTATTCTTTTTCTAAAAATGGTGTTCCTTCCGCAAAAGGTTTGGCACAATTTAGAAAAACTATAAACTTAAATGGTAATATATGGTCTGGTAATGCTGCAGGTATGGGTACTGCATTGGCTAGTTATGATAGAACGGTGGGTACTGGCGGAAATGCTTACACACATTATTTTAACGACTCTTTGATTGAAGGTGCATCAGATAGTGTTAGTATACAGTTCCCTTTACCTATTGGTACATGTACTGCTTTTCCATTAATACTTAAATTAGTTATGGAAGCTCCTAATGGTAGCGGCACCGCAATAGATGATGGTGGTAATACTATACAATTAACTACAAGTGTTTTACCACAACCATTAATAGGTACATTAATTGCGGATTCTAGTGGTGGGACAGAACCAATAAAAAGAACCATTGCACAAACTAGTACCATTATATCTCAAAACCCATTCTCAAATACTGTAACTGTCTTACCTGAAGGTTATGTACCTACTACAACAACTTGGGAAGATTTAGATAACCAGATTTTTGAAATTGATTTAGGTCAAGTAAATGTTCAATCAATTTATGAAGGGGACATTGTTTTGGTAAATATTAACGTTAGTACATTAGATTCTACAGGTGAAGTTGCCATTTATTCCTTAATTGTAGAAGGAGTATCACATCAAGACGGTAAAGGTATATAATTTACAATATTTTTTTTTGTAGTATTATTGTAAAATGAAAAATGTTTTATATAAGAACAAATCAATTGAACCTAGAAAAAGTGACGTACATGGTTGGGGTATATTCACAAAAGAAAAAATATCTAAGGGAGAAATATTAGAAGAATGTCATTGTTTATATATGACAGAAGATGACGCTTCCTATACACACCATTTAAAACCAATAAGAATAAATACTATTAGAGTAGAAGATAATGGTACATTTCCTTATGTTATTCCTTTTGGTTATGGGGCGTTATTTAATTCATCTAACGACCCAAATATAATTTATAAGTGGGATAATGAAAATAAAATATTAGTATTCTACACATTAAGAGATATAGATAAAAATGAAGAACTATTTTTAAATTATGAATTTAATAGGGTCTTAGCTAATACGGATTTATTTACTCTTAATTAACCTCATCACCATAGATATCAGTCTTAGGTTTACAAGTTTCTCTAATTAGTTTTTCCACAAATGCGAACATTTTTAAACCATTATTTTCACAATATTCTTTTAATAGTTTATGTGTTTGTGGTGTAATTTTTAAGTTTTTATCCCTTTTCATATTATATAAATATGAAAGTATGACAAAAGTATGATAAAATTCATACTATTTTTTGTTGTATAACAACAAAAAGAAATTTTTCGAAAATATTCGCATATTTATAATTAAAAGAAATTAATAATAAAAATCAAAAAAATAAAATTAAATGGCATCAACAGACAGAATTTTTGTAAGTCCAGGTGTATTTACATCAGAAAAGGACTTAACATTCGTAACGAGACAAGTCGGTGTTACAACGTTAGGATTATTAGGTGAAACCCCTAAAGGTCCAGCGTTTGAGCCCGTATTTATCTCTGACTACAATGAATTTATTAGTTATTTTGGTGGTCTTAACTCTGAAAAATTTAAAGGGACGGGATTCCAAAAATACGAATTAAATTATATCGCCAAATCGTTTTTAACACAAACCAACCAACTGTATGTAAGTAGAGTTTTAGGGTTGTCGGGTTATAAGGCAGGCGATGCGTGGTCAATTACATTGGACTCCTCAGAAGATCCCGACACTGTAGGTAGTGCATCTACAGTTACCGATACGTTATTAACATATACTGCAGAAACTACTGGGGTACCAGTCGCGTTGGATTGGAACAACAACAATTTAGAGGCATTATATAATGATGGACAATTCACATTATCAACATTAGGGTTATTAGATACAGGACAAACTATTTCACAAACCGACCCTATATACGTTAAAACAGAATGTGACTTCAGTGGTGCAACTTTCGATATGGAAGTAACTGCAACAGGAACAAGTGGAAGTTTTGTAACTGGTACTACAAGTGGTACGGTTGTAAGTTATACCGCAACTTGTTTAACAGACATAGATGGTAGTGTTATCGCAACATTGAGATCGAGAGGTACATATAACGCAAATGAAGAGTTAGTTTTCGAAGTTACTGGTACTTCAGCAACAATGAGTAATACTACAAATATTGTAAATAATGCATTGGCATCGTTTACTATAGGTGGAACCGCAACGAATGGTAACGCATTTAGTTATGACGTTTCATTAGATAGAACTAAAAAGAATTATATCCCTAGAGTATTTGGTAGTTCAGCACAAGATAAAGACACTGAATTATGGGTAGAAGAAATTTATGAAAATGTATTAGTTGATTTAATCTCTAAGAATCAAGTTAGAGGATTAGACGTTGACTTTAATACTATCCAAACTACAGATGCAAATGATTTAGATAATTATCAAGAACAATGGAAGTCTGCGGTATCACCTTGGGTTCTCTCAGAACTAAAAGGTACTGGTTCAGGTGCAACATTACAAAGACTATTTAGATTTATTACAATATCTGATGGTAATGCAGCAAATGAAGACGTTAAATTTTCAATTATTAATATTAAACCAGGTGATAAGACATTTGATTTACTAATAAGAAATTTTAATGATACTGATGCTAACCCATCTGTTGTAGAGAAATTTTCTAATCTTAGTTTAGATATTAACGCAACAGGATTTATTGGTAGGAAAATTGGGACAAACGATGGTGAGTTTCCGTTACGTAGTAAATATATTATGGTTGAGTTTTACGATAGTGAGACACAATCTTCTTATTTAGAAGATCCAGATTTAGGTAACCATTTTCCTGCAGGTTTTGAGGGAGTATTAAATAGAACGTACATTGGTTCTAGAACTTCTTCTCCACCAAAAATTGAGTATAAAACACAATATACAGATTTTAATACGTCAAAATTAAGAAAAACATACTTAGGTTTAAATAGTGAAATCGGTGTAGATCAAGATTTCTTTGACTACAAAGGTAAAAACGAAGTTAATAATGGTGTTTATAGTGGGAGAACAGATGGTTTTCATTTAGACGTTAATGCTAATGGTGCAAATGTAGACTTAGGTAGTAACACATATTCACCTTCTTTACAAGTTGGGGTGTCTGCATTTACAACAGAGACTAGCATACAAACTGGACCATATAGAAAATTAGCGGCTAGGAAATTTACGTTTACACCATTCGGTGGATGGGATGGATGGGACGTTTATAGACTACAAAGAACTAATGACGATAGATATACTATAAATGGTTCTAGAGGTTCTATTGGAGAAACAAATGGGACGTTTTCTTCTTTTGTTACATCTGAAGGTGATAGTGGGATTAATTCCGATTATTACGCTTATTTAGATGGTATTTACACATATAACAATCCTGAAGCAGTTAATATTAACGTATTTGCAACACCAGGAATTGACTTAAGAGATAATATTAGTTTGGTTGAGAATGCGGTTGATATGGTGGAAGTTGATAGGGCGGATTCGCTTTATGTGATTACTACTCCTGATACTAGTGACGGTGGTATCGTATTATCACCAAGTGAGGCAGTGGACACCATAGAAGATTCTGGTATTGATTCTAATTATTCTGCCACATACTGGCCGTGGTTACAGATGAATGATACAGAAAATAACAGATATGTATGGTTACCACCTACAGTAGAAGTTATGAGAAACATCGCCCTTACCGATAATGTGGCGTTCCCTTGGTTCGCAGCGGCTGGTTTAAATAGGGGTACAACAAACGCAATCAAAGCGAGAGTGAAACTAAAATTAGATGATAGAGATGACTTATACGAAGGTAGAATTAACCCAATGGCGACATTCTCAGATGTAGGAGTTGTAATCTTCGGTAATAAAACACTACAAGTTAAAGAAACCGCACTTAACAGAATCAATGTTAGAAGATTGTTGTTACAAGCGAGAAAACTTATTTCAGCGGTGTCAATCAGATTGTTATTCGAACAAAATGATGATGTTGTAAGAAATCAGTTCTTAAGTTTAGTTAATCCAATTCTGGATAACATTAGAAAAGAGAGAGGTTTAACAGACTTTAGAGTTGTATTGGATGACACACCAGAATCTATTGATAGAAACGAACTTAATGGTAGAATCTTTATTAAACCAACAAGGTCGTTAGAATTCATTTCAATAGAGTTCAATATTACTAACACTGGCGCATCTTTTGACGATATTTAAAATAAAAATATGGGGGGGTTAATTTCCCCCCATTTATAATAATAATAATAATAATAAAGAGATGAAAATTAAAAAAAACGGAAAAGTAATTAGATTAACAGAAAGTGATTTACGTAGAATTGCAAAAAGATATTTAAATGAAAATAAAGACCCTAAACAGATTGTTATTGATTGTATTATGGAAAATACTACACTAAAAGATATTACAAATTTACCTGAATCATGTATAAAAATGATAACAGAAAAAGATTATACTAAAGCGTTAGAATGTGGAACGGAAATGGATGCAAGCGACGCTAAGATGATTATTTCTAAAATTGAGCCTATCGGAAAATGTGTTATGAAGAAGATTGGTGGTAGTGGCCCTATGGATGAAAAATTACCATAATATTATAAATCTAATAAATTAACCCCTCACATATGTGGGGTTTTTTTATGATCGGACAATATTTATAATATATGAAATTAATTATTACAGAAAAACAATTTAAAAAACTTATTTTAAAAGAAAATAAGGAATCAGATTTAAAATTATTAAGTGAATTTTGTAGTCGTTGGGGAGAACTTACCGATGTATCTAAAAACAATTTTTTAAAAGACAAAGAAAATTTAAAAAGTGATGGTTTACCATTAGATCCTTTTATGTTTTGTCAATTACCATTATCCGTTGAGTGGATAACAGATATAGAAAGAAACTTACTAAAAAAATTATTATAATTAGATGAATATTAAACTTACAGAGTCACAATATAAATTATTAAAGGAATTTAAGAAAAAAGCGTATTCTTTTGATTGGGATGATAATATATTGATTATGCCCACAAGAATACATTTAGATTATAATGTTAATAGTAATGATATTGCGGATTTAGGTAGTGAAGGTAATAAAATTTGGGTACCTGTATCAGTATCAACAGAACAATTTAGAAGTGTTAGACATAAATTAGGAAAAGACTTTAGATATCCAAACAATGATATACTAAGTGCGTTTAAAGATTTTAGAGATTATGGTGCATTTATTGAAGATACAAAAAGGGCATTAAGTTATAGAAGTTACGGACCTAGTTTTAATAAGTTTAAAGAAGCTTTAATAAGTGGTAGTGACTTTTCTATTATTACCGCAAGATCTAATCCCCCACAAGCAATAAAAGAAGGTATAAAGTTAATAATTAGAGATATGAGTTGGGGTGAACAAAAAGAGATGGAAAAGAACCTTAATGGGTTAACAATAGACGAATATTTAAATCTACAAGATTATCATCCTGTGTCTTCAGAAGAATTCGCACAAAAGTTTGGTTTAGATAGTGTGGGGACAAATCCAGAAGAAGGTAAAAAAATTGCGTTTAAGAGTTTTGTAGATAGAATTGTGAGTCAGATATCTAAGATTAAAGATGACAAAGACTTTGAGGGTATTAGTGTTGGGTTTAGTGATGATGATGAAGGTAATGTAGAAGTTATAGAAGATTTAATTAGAAATGAATTAAAACGACTACACCCCGAAATTACTTTTACAGTTTATGATACTTCAGATCCAAAAGACACAAAAAAGAAAAGAATAATAATTAAAAAGTAATTTTTAATAAAAAACTAAATATTTATATAAAAATATATAATTATGAAAATTAAAAAGAATGGGGAAGTTATAAATCTAACGGAGTCGGATTTAAAACGAATTGTGAAAAATAGTCTACTTAAAGAAGAAACTGTAGAATGGGATTTAGACAAAGAAAGATTAGAAAAAGATGAAAAAGATATTTTATCTATAGATAAAAGACTATCACTATTAGAAAAAGAAGTACATGGTAATATGGATGGAGAGAAGTTTACGGATCAATCATTGCAAGAACAAGTTGATTGGTTAAGTAGTGGGATGGATGAAATAGGTAAAACAGTCACTAGAATATTAAAACATATAAAATTATAATAAAAAAATAGTTTTTTTTGAAAACTGAATATTTATATAATATACAAAGAATAACTATAATAAAAAATTAAAAAAAAGAAAAAATGGCAGATTTATTAATGAGAATGCCTGTTCCTTACGAACCGTTAAGAAAGAATAGGTTTATTTTGAGATTCCCAGACGAATTAGGAATTCAAGAATGGTGGGTTTCTACAACATCAAGACCTAAATATACGAGTGATGAGGTAGAGATTCCATTTTTAAATACGTCTACTTTTGTTATTGGTAGATTTAAGTGGGAATCTATTTCCGTAACATTTAGAGACCCTATTGGACCTTCTGCAACACAAGCGTTAATGGAATGGGTTCGTTTACACTCAGAATCAGTAACAGGTAGACAAGGTTACGCTGCAGGATATAAAAAAGACGTAGAATTAGAAATGTTAGACCCAACTGGTGTTGTTGTTCAGAAATGGATACTACAAGGTACACAATTAAATGACGCAGATTTTAGTGGGTTAGATTATAATTCTTCTGATTTAGCAGAAATACAGTGTACACTTCGTTTTGATAGAGCGATTAACGTATTCTAAAAAATTAAAATATTTAATTTTATAAATAAATCCTTATCATTAGTTTGGTGGGGATTTTTTGGTTTTTGTTTATATTTATATAATAAACACAATAAAAAAATTAAAAAAAAGATATTATGAAAAAAAGATTTAATACTTTGAATGAAGAAATAAAAAGAATGAAGTCTTTGTTTACGGAAGAAAGGTTATTCGGTAATCTAGTTGGTACTGAAGGAGAAAAATATATAACAGAAGGTTCATTAAAAAATGGGTCTAAAGGAGAAGGTGTAAAAGCACTACAAACCCTTCTAGGTGTAAAACCAGTCGATGGTAAATTTGGTCCGAATACAAAAAAAGCATTAGAGAAATTTCAAAAAGAAAATAATTTAACACCTGACGGTATTGCAGGACCTAAGACTTTAGAGGCTTTTAATAAAAAAGCTGGATTAGTTAATGAAAGTGGACCCATCACTACACATGGTATGATGGACGCCATTAAAACAATAAACAAAGTAATTGCTAACAAAACCGTTGACGTTGAGTCATTGTCGAAAAGCATTGGTATAAAGCCAAATCCTACAGACGGAAACAAAAAGTCTACAGGTGACGGAGATGCTACACTAGATAACCCATTTGCTCAGAAAGGAGATCTAAAAAGTCAGTTAGAGAAAAAAAACAAGGAAGATAAAGATGACGGTAAAACTTCTTCCACTAAAGTTACCAAAGGTGAAGACGGTACAGAAACTACAGTTACCAAAGGTGAAGACGGTAAAACTTCTTCCACTAAAGTTACCAAAGGATCTGATAGTGGGAAAGACTCAGAAACTGGGACATATGATGATCAGAAGGGTGAGGATGATGACGGACCTAAAAAAGCGGGAACAAATAGACAAGGTACAGAGTTTTACCAAAAAGGAAAAAGAAAAAATACCGTTAAAAGTGTTTTAGCGAGTGTTAAAAGAGATAAGGGTGAAATTAATGATAACGTTAAAGCCTGTAAAAAAGGGATGAAAGAAATTTATAAACAAACTACTAAAATAGGTAATGCGGAGATGAATTTAACTGATGAGGAATTAAAAGGTCTTGATTGGTGTGTTAGTACATTTAAAAATAGATTTGGTAAATTAGGTATTGGTATTGGGATGGAAGAAATGGAACAAACTTATGATTTATTAAATAGAGAAATTCCTGAATTGGAATCTTCCGTTGAGGGTGAAACATATGAAGTAAAAGATAGTGGTGGATTAACAGTTGCGAAGTTAAAGATGGTTGGGCCTGGTAAGTATAAGTTTAATGGTAGAAAGGGTTATACTATCGCATCTAAAAATAGGAAAAGTGGTAGAATGCAAATTAATAATGATTTTAAGGAATATTTTTTAAAGACATTACAAAAAGATCCTAGTACTTATAAAGTTGTAACATTACATAAAAAAACGGGTAAAAACAATGGTTTTTTCGCAATAAGAAAAAAGTAATTAGACTAACGTAGTGGGTAAAAAAATTGTTATATCGGAATCTCAGTATAAACGTGTTTTTTTAAATGAACAAAACACTAATAATAATGTAAATCCTAATGCAATAGACATACAAAAGTATTTAATAAAAAATGGTTATTTACCCGCATATAGATTAGAAAAAGGTAAATCTATTAGAAATGATGATGGTGATTTTGGAGATTTAAGTGCGGAAGCGTTTGCCAAATATTATTACGGTGATTTTAATAATATTAAAACTATAGAGGGGTTATATGATAAATTAAAATCTGATGGTTACGATTTAGGTTCTAAAACAGGTAAGATTTTTGGTGTTAAGATGGTAAAAGTTTTATCTGAAATTATAAATGAGAATAAAACCGATAAAGGTATTTTTAATAAAATATGGGATTCTTGGAAGGATGGAGTTAATTGGTTAGAACAAAAAAGATTAGATATAAGTAACGTATATTTAAATAAGCATATTAAAACAAATTCTGATGGTCAACAATTTAGAAAATGGGTTTATAAAAATGATGAAAGATTAAAAAAAGTTAACAATCTTTTTAAAAAATTAGGGTATTCTGAAAAATTTAGTAAAGTCGGTCCGATAGACAATAAATATTTTATGTCTGCATGGTACTTACTATATAGTGAATATTTAAAAAATAGTGGGTTATTTCCTGAATATGAAAAGTATTTTTATATACCTGTGGATGGGTATAGTTGGAATATCGAAGAAGATATTAATTCTGTAGAAGATGAAAATGGTGATTATATTCAAGTTACAGATGAATATTGGTATTTTGAACCGACAGATAAAAATAAATATAGAAATAGGGGTGGATGGTCTACTAGTGAATGGGTTACAAGTTATTCGAAATCGATGGGGGAACAATTGACTGTTCAATCGATGGTACGGTTGGTGGAAAAAAGTTTTAAAAGTGCACCTGAAAAGGCAGGATATAAAAAAATGTACTGGGTAACTACAATTGGTGGATCAGTTTACGTTCCTCCTGTTAGTTCATATGAATACTTAAACGATCAAGGTGAATATGAGATAGTTAATGACACAATATCTCAACAGATGATGATGTATTCGTTTGTTGAAAGTCCTTATCCTTTAATTGAACATAATTATAAACGATTTGATGATGATACTAATACACCTGTTTTTTGGTCATATGTACCCGATACATTTTATGAACAAGAGTATGAATACCATAAAGAAATTGGGG